TTGACCAGTTTTTTCCAAGGCAAACCAACGCCTGTACCCTGCCGCAAAACCGTCCTGCGGAGCTACTGGGATGCGGGGCTTCTGGTAACGGGCGGAACCGACGCGCCGGTGATTCCAGAAAACCCGTTCTGGGCGATGTACTACTTCGCCAGCCGGGATTCGATCAGCGGCGGCGCCTATGGCCCTGCCGAGGCGATCACTTCGCGCCAGCGCCTCATCAGGATGTTCACCATAAACTATGCCAGGATGATCGGTGCCGAGAAGGTGCGCGGTTCGATCGAGCCGGGAAAGCTGGCGGACTTCGCAGTAATCGACACCGATCTGCTCACCGTGCCGGTGGCGAAAATCCGCGATGCCGCGGCAGTGTCTACTTATGTTGGCGGAAGACAGGTCTTTGCCGCTGGGACAACTAAATGAGAAGGGGCTGTCAAAGCAGGCGGCAACAGGTAAACGGGCGGCATGAGCCGCCCGTCGCAGACCATTTCGTCACTTCAACTCGTCGCCGGAGGTGATCCGTCTCGTGGTGTTCCTGTATGTCTACCCATTGTCGTTGCGGAATGTGGAAGACCTGAGCTTCGAACGCGGCATCGACATATGTCATGAGACGGTACGGCTCTGGTGGGACCGCTTCGATCCGCTGCTCGCAGGCGACATTCGTCGGCAGCGGATCAGTCGCATGAAGGGCCTCCGACACTGGCGGTCGTGCCTCCACCTGCGGCGGGCGTAGCGCGTTCCGGCGCATCCTGTCCGGGCTTTGATCCATCACCCGTACCATCAATGTACTCGGATTGGGGTGGAACCGACCGAACTCACGTGGCCGATAATATCAGAAAATGGCGGAAAAGAGCCATTTCACGGATGTCCTTGGACGTCTCTGGAAGCTGAAATGGAGGCCCGAGCCGGGCTTCCACAAGTACGGAATTACGCAGCTTTCGAATGTCTAACCCTCTGAAAGAGAACCACGCAAATCTGCGGTGTCCCTGAATTTCTGTCTAACCTAAACTTCAGTCATCAGGGCCGTGAAAAGTACTGGGATCCATCGCGTTTAGCAGCGCGTCGAGGTATTCGCGTTTACTCGCTTGAGCGGCTGGGCTAGCGGCTATCGCTTTGAAAAGCAGTGATAGGGCACCATCCTTTCTTGCGTGTTTTTCAACCGCCGTTTCAAATTCAAACCCCGGCGCTCCCGCTCCTTCGTCCCCTGCTATGTGGCCCGCGACAGCATAGTCACTGACGTCACCGCCAGTGAGGTTCGATATCTCTAATCGACCGATTTCCTCAGACAAAATCCCCTCCCCGAAGGGCCATAGTTCGATTTTCACAACGATCATTGGCAGGTTCTACTCATAGTCACGATGCACCTGTCGCCTCAAAGTCGGGTACGTAATCTGTGATGCGTCGCCATGGATGTCTAATCGAAATGCGGCCAATCAGGGCTTTAACCCGCAAAATGCGATTTTTGGAAAATGCGGGTTAAAACGCCATCTCACAGTAATAAATAAATATTGAATAAGTATTTTATTTCAATTAATTGACTCAATATTTCATACATCTTAAATTGCTCACAGTTAGATGGAGAATTTGAGATGATCGAGGTTCTTAATATCCCGCCCCGTCACCTGAAGGGTACGAACGACAAAGGTAATTACGACTTCTACATTCAGAAGGCTCGTATAAAATCCGTCGATCGGGACGGGATCGAAACAACGGACGTCATTGAAATCCAGTCAAATCCTGGCGAAGTCTATGAACCCGGCGACGATTATTTGATCGATCCGACATGCGTGTACGTTGGCAACGTGCAGGGCCGTGACGGACGCAACCGCAAGCGCCCGATGCTGGGCCAGCTGCGCCTAGTCCGTCTGGCCGATCTGGTCGCCCGCAACAGCAAGCCGGCGCTCAAAGCGGCGTAACTCGAGGCTCTCGCGTCCCCCTGATGAGAGCCACCCCCGGGGGTAGGTGTCCCCACTGCCTACCCCCACCTTCATTCTGCAGGACGTCACATGGCGGACGCGTATATCCTGAGCTGCAGCGTAGAGCCCGTTAATGGCGGTTGCCCGGCAGGTTCGGAGGCTTGGGTCAGTTCGACGGGGCTCAATGCTTTCGCGCTGCCTTCTCAGGCTGAGCTCACGACCGCCTACAACGCTGCGATTGAAGTATTTTTCATCCCCTCAATGATCGCGATGTTTGCCGCTTTGGGCATTCGCTGGATCTGTGAGGCCATCAATTAGGCCATGCGGGCCTTGTGGCTGGCCAGGGCCGTCGCTGGCTAACTTCTTTCTGGAGTTTTCGACATGGAACCTACGTCTGGTGTCGATTTCAGTGCTCTGACGGGAGCAGTCGATGCGACTACCCTTGTTACGGGCCTTCTGGCCGTAGGTGCGATCATGATCGCACCTCGGCTCGCGCGCATGGGGATCCGTTGGATCAACGGCGGAGTTAAGTAATTTCGCTGGAGATCACCATGGAAAGCAATGGTGCGACCGTAACAATAGATTTTACACCTCTGCTGAATGTTGTGGATGTAAGATCTCTTGTTACATCTTTGCTTGTTGTAGGCGCTATTATGATCGTTCCTCGCCTTGCCGCTATGGGTATTGCTTGGATTCGTGAGTATGTCGGCGGTTCTTCATCATCGTCGGGTGCTGGATCTTACGAGGTTTACGATGACTCGTGGGACTACTTCCAAGACGGCAAGGGTTACAAGTTCCGATGAATTCGTGCTCAGCCGGATTTTTGCTGAGTGGGCTGCCCTGACCCTTTCAGGGCTTTTTCTGAGGTGTGTATGAATAAGTTGTCTGCTTCCCTGGGGGCGGCCGCTCTGGCTGCTGCTTCGGCTCCGGCCTTTGCTGCCGGCCCTGATTTCACTTCGCTGACCGGCGCTGTGGATGCGACCACGCTGGTGACCGGCCTTCTTGCTGTCGGTGCGATCATGATTGCGCCGCGCCTGGCCCGCATGGGTATCCGGTGGATCAACGGCGGCGTTCGCTGATCTGTTCAGGGCTCCGAGTTTCCTCACATCTCGGGGCCCTTTTCTCAAAGGGGGTGTGATGTGGTATTATCTTGTTTTCGCCTGGGTCGCGCTCCTGTCTGTGGCACTGATGGTGATCATCGGAACACAAAGGTAAAATTTCGCTTCCTCGGCGGTGTTGCGCTCGCGCTTTCTGCGTTTGTAGCCTCTACCGCGATAGCTGGCCCAGTTGTTCAAGCGAACTTTGGACGCTCCGCAGCATTTCCAACAACACCCAACGGAAAGTTCCCACAAGAAGTCACAAATGTCGTCCAGATGAAGCAGCAAAAGGTGCTGGAAAACGGCGGAATGACTCCAACTACTGCTAAAGCTACAGCAGGCGGTGGCATCCTTCTGACGGCAGCATCATTTATTGGCCTTGGCGATACTAATGCAGAGGTGGCTCAGCGTTTGGGTTTCATCTCGAACGGCGCTGCCGCTGCCGGCTTCTTGATGTGTTATACTGGTTATGGTTGCGCTCTCGGCGGGCCGTTGATGATTGTCGGAATGATTGGCAGTCTTGGCGCGGGATCGATTTGCCTCGTCTCCGACTGTTCAATTCAAATGAACGCTGCCGGTGAAGTAATAGGCAATGATGTACGAAAAATAGCATCGAAAGATGCTCTAAATTCACAGAGCGTATATCCGGTTGTGAACGTCGATTATGTGGTAACGGGATATGAGGACATGTTCCGCACATACGGTGTTCTCAAGGAATTTGTCGTAAAGGACCAGCAGGGCAAATATAGGCGGGCGTTCATCATGCCTTATACGCCAGCGGGGGCCGGCTATGGCCCTTCTATGCACAGGTCTCTTGCCGGCGATTACGTTTCGACGGCTTATGGCGCGAATCCAACCCCGACCTCATCTCGCTGTGAAAGCCTCGCCTTAACAAGCTCGGGTTGTTCTTCGTTTTTCAACGGCGTCGGCTCTGTGACCGATGCGGTTTGCGCGGACGGTACGGGCTACACAAAATGTTCCGTATACGTTTCGTATACTACTTACACGGTGCCAGGCTCGATCGCGCTGAAATCCTACGAGCCTGTGCAGAAGATCAACATTCTGGAGATCGGCACGGGTGACTCTCTGCCGCCGGACAAAGCTGGAAAGCTTTTGCATAACGCGGTCGTCGCCGGTGTCGCCAATGAGGTCTGGAAGCGGCAAGGTGCTGACGCGCCAGCGCCCTACAGTGAAGCCAACAAGATCACGGAGGCGGACGTCGCTGCCTACCGTCAGCAGTTCCCGGATCGAGCATCCACTCTGTCTGACTTTGCGCGGCCGGTTAATGCACCTGGTCAGCTCCCTCGTGTTGGTACGATCGATTCTCCGATCGCACCACCCCAGCAAGTCGAGGTCACCAACCCATCGACTGGGGCTGGAACTGCGACCAATCCTGATGGAAGTCCGAGCACTGGAAGCGCCACGGAGCCTGAGCCAGGCACAGAGCTCGACAATAATGATGGCCTGTTAGGCGACATTATGCTCCCTGCGCGTGAATTTCTCGCGGGACCATTCAAGTCTTATATGGTGCCAGGTATCAGCTTGCCTGCTGGTATTCAGTGCCCTGTCATCACAATCGATGTTCCTAAGCTGCTGGGATACTCCATGTCGCGACCGCAATCGTCGGCATTTCTATGCACCTGGTTTGATGAACAAAGACCTTTATTCCTAGGTATACTGCATTTAATGTATTCAGTCGGTGCTATCGTTATAGTTTTTAGGAATTCATAATGGCCGTTCTCTCCTTCTTAACCAGTAAATCGGCTGGCGGCGCTATAGGTTATCTCACTAAGGGCATAGGCTCTAAGTTGATCGCCTTCGTAGTTCTTATATTCGTCTTCAAAGCTGCTTTTGTCCTCATTGGTGAGCTTCTGCCAGAGTTCAACTATGCAAATATGTTTGACGGATTGCCCGGCGCTTTTCTCTACGGGCTTTGGTATGTTGACGCACCATTCGGGCTCAACGTCATCATGGCCGCTTATGCTCTGGTGTTCTTCATTAAGCGTCTTCCGGTGGTGGGCTGATGATGATTATTCTCGCTTTGTTGCAGTTGGCTTCGTCGGCACCCTCTGATGCGCCAGTGCAGTCTCATAATCCATATGATCCCGCCACGGCGGACCGTGCGATATCGGCCGCTGTGAGGGCCTTCCCGAACATGCCTCGCGACGACAAACCCGTCGTGCGTCCGGACCGCTTTGATCATATCGGGGAGCCGCGCGGCAACAATGGCCAGTGAAACAATCTTTGCCTACGTCGGGCCCAAAGGCAGTGGCAAGACGCACGAAGGAACCCGCGTCGTCCTCGAGCAATTGAAGCTCGGCCGCTACGTGGTCGCGGTTATTCCAACGCTTGATGTCGGGAAGGTTTGTGAGCTTCTGGATGACGAGAGTGTTCGAGAGCGCCTTCGCGTCGTAGATTACGATGCCGTCGACCAGGAAAATTTCTTTCCGGACGAAGCGCGCATCAAGCTTGTAAAGGCGGACGATGGTTCGTTCGTTGCTGGGCCGGATTATCATCCGAAAGCGTGGCGAGAAAGTGTCGTTCCATGCGGAGCCGTTGTCGTCATAGACGAAGCCTGGCGGTGGTTAGAGTCCACGAAAGCGATCCCAGAGCGTTTCAAAAAAGCTCTGCACATGGCTCGTCATTGGCGTGGCCCATCCGACTGGCGCAAGCAGTCTGATCGCGATCGATACATGGATGATGTCGATCTGTGGCATCCAGCTCTGGGAGGCAACCCTGCTAAAGGCGGTGACGGCACACGACTAATTTCGATGAATATCCTGCTGTTGACGCAGGACTATAGTTCATTAAATCGAACTCTTCGAAAGCAGATTGATCAGATATGTGACATAAAGTCATACAAAAAGGGCGCTATTCCTCCCGTCATTCAAAAGATTTTCCCTTTTTGGAAAACCGATGGTCGATATAGCGTCTCGACATTTGAGGGACATATTCTTCCGGAGCGTCGATCAAAAAAATATCAAGAAGATCGAAAATCTTTCGAAATTCTTCCGCACAGGCCCGAGATTCACGGGTTGTTCGAGTATGCGGGTGGTCAAGCGATGGAGCGCGCTGTTGATGATCGCAGCTCTGCTTCCAGTGACAGCAGACTCAGTTACATCAAATACGTCGCGCTCCTAACGATCGCAGGGATTATCGTCTTCGGTTGGTGGACATATCAAGGCGTCAACAAGATGATCGGATCGGCTGGCAGTCCTGCTGCCACAGCTGATCAGACCTCTCCGGAAGGCGCTGAGACAAAATCTCCTGCTCTAGGTCCAGCTGCACAAAATGCGGTTGGCCGGATCTCAGCAATCGCTAAATCGCCTGTAGCGCGTGTGGCTGGTGCGATCGGTGGTCAGGTTATCGTCATCAATTCAGAGGGAAATCTTGAGCCTGCACCCTCTGATATCTCATTCAGCGAGCGCGGGCCGGAAGGTGTAGTCGATGGATATCAAGTTTCTCTCTGGTCGGCGCCTCTTGGCGCTAGCGGCGGTCGCCGTCGCGAGCTCGGCGTCTCTGGCCCTGGCGCAAGTTTGGCCGGCGCAGCAGTTAAGTTCGCCGACCCGGACGCAGTCGCCGCAAGCACAGCAGGGCGGGGGGGTTGATCTCGTCGGTGTCCCGCTTTCGGACCTTGTTCGTCTATATCTCGAGCGTCTAGATGATCGCTCGTATGTCGCCTGTGCCGATCTTGTCCAAGACACGCGCCTCGTCTCGCTTCGCGCCACAGATCAAAATTCGAGGACCGCAATCGAAGGCGTTCTGAGAGCTCATGGCTACGCCTTCACCGAGCGAGCTGGTATTACCTATGTCTGCCCAGTTGCGCAGCGTGGCGACCAGCTGAGTGCATCTGCGGGTGGCTTACCGGCTGGCTCGCCTTTGACGTCGCCGGCTGACGCTGATCCCGCGTCTGCCGCTCCAACGCTGCAGCTGACGTCCTATCAAATGCTCGCGACCGAGAGCGACAATCTGGTTGATCGTCTTGCATCGAAAGGTTTCGAGCCGATGGGCTGCGTGGTTGGCGAGAAAGGGGTTCGTGTGGCCATGAAATCGATCTCCGAAGGCCGCACACTCATGGTCGATCTGGCACTCGTCAAGCGATCGCAGATCGCACCGCTGGTTCAGTGCCGGCTGTAGGTGCGCGCGGAGCGGCGCTTGCGACGCCACGCAAGCGCGCCGCTGGCATTGGGTCAGCGATCACGGTTTTCGTCTCTGCCGGCCTTGTGGCGTCCAGAAAGGAGCTGATTTGATGGGATCGTTAGTTTGGGTATTGAACCTGTGGTCGCTCCGCCTTGCTGTGGGGGCGGCTGCTCTGGCGATTACGGGGGCGACGATCACACTGTACGGACAGGCTCAGGCAGCTCGCGACAGATTGGACGCTGCATATGCCCATGTGCAGGAGGATGCAGGCTCAATGTGGGAGGGGCTGTAGCCGGCGGCGATCTTTTCGCCACATCATTGCTGGTGACATCCTCGTGTCGCTTCTCTATCGTTCCGAAAATCGCTCTTGAGCGGAACATATGTAGAACGTAAGAAAGGGTGGTCGGTTTGTCGACGCAAGGAGTAACGTCGTGAAGCCCACCTTTTTGGAGTTTTTCGCCGGTGCTGGGATGGCTCGCGCCGGGCTGGGCAAGGGCTGGCGCTGCCTTTTCGCCAACGACATTGATCTGAAGAAGGCAGCCACATACGACGACAACTGGGGCAAGGGCGCGATGGTGCCCGGGGACGTGAAAACCGTCGATATGTCCCACGTGATCGAACAGCCCGATCTTGTCTGGGCTTCATTCCCTTGCCAAGATCTCAGCCTTGCCGGTGCCGGTGCGGGCCTGAAAGGTGATCGGTCGGGGACGTTCTGGCCGTTCTGGAAGCAGATTAGCAAGCTGGTGGACGACGGGCGCGCACCGACGATCGTCGCGCTGGAGAATGTCGCCGCAACACTGACGTCCCATCGCGGTCGTGACTTTGAAGCGCTCTGCCTCGCGCTGGTCGAGAAAGGTTACAAGGTCGGCGCGCGTGTGGTCGATGCCGTACAGTTCGTGCCTCAATCCCGTCCCCGCATGTTCCTCATCGCCATTCGCGCAGACGCCGAGATCCCTGCCAACCTCATCGAAACCTCGGGCAGCCTAGAGGGCGTCGATAAGCAGGTTGCGACCGCATTCACGCTGATTAAAGAACGGGCCAAGGCAGAGTCAAAATTACAACCCGTCGTCGATTCTTGGATCAACTGGTCTTTACCGGCTCCGAAAACGAAGCGGCCGGCGCTAGACGAGCTGATCGAGCACGAGCCAGTCGGCGTCCAGTGGCATTCAGACGCAGAAACGCGCACCCTTCTCGAGCGGATGAGCGAACTGAACAAGCGCAAGGTGGAGAAGGCGAAGGCTAGCGGTAAGCGCATGATTGGAACGGCATATCGTCGCACACGCGTCGAGAGCGGCAAAAAGTCTGTTCGGACCGAAGTGCGCTTCGACGGGATCGCAGGGTGCCTGCGCACACCATCTGGTGGATCCTCCCGGCAAATCGTGATCGAGGTCGAGAATGGCCGCGTCCGTTCGCGGCTGATGACCATACGGGAGGGGGCTAGATTGATGGGAATGCCGGAGAAATACAGGCTGCCAGCTGCTTACAACGAGGGTTATCACCTGGTTGGCGATGGCGTGTGTGTGGCGGTCGTCTCATATCTGGCGCGCAGCCTGTTCGAGCCTATCATTCGTCAGAACCAAGATATGGCTGACGCTGCATGAGTGTGATCCCGTGTCAGGCGAATGCTGAGCTCCGCACCCGCATCGAGGAATTCGCCGAGGTCCTGAAAACCCAAGCCCACCTTCTCGGGCATCATGGCCTTGATGAGCAGGAGTTCTACGACAGCGGATTGTTCCGGGGGGCAATCGAGCGCATCCGTGGCCAGTTCTCTGCGACAATGCGGGAGAAGCGTGATTTCGCTTCAGCTGTGCTGAACTGGATGGAGGACCAAGGGCACATCAGTGCATGGTATTCCGCTGGCGAAGCAAACCGGCATGATTACACCGTTGAGCTCAACTCTGGCCGGATCGCAGCGATCGAGCTGAAGGGTTGCTTGGACGGGAACAACACAAATATCTTCGATCGACCGCCTCATGCCAATGAATTCGTCATTTGGTCGGTCTGCACCAATCCGGGGGCGAACCCTAGGCACAACGTCTGGTCTGGCATTCACACCCGCTTGTCGGCCGAGATCATATCGAGGTCTCAACGCGTCGATGGATTGGTGGTCTGGGACATGGTCTGTGGGACAATCGGAAGGCCTTGTCCCAAGCTGATGGAAGAGCCGGGTAGGACCGTCCAGGTGGCCGCCTACGAACTGCCGCCGCCCTGCGTCTATCTCTTTCCATCGACGATCCCGTCGCCGCGTAACAATCCCAATCCGACAGCGCAGGCCCTCAACGATGTGGAGTTCCTGCAGGCGCTCCACACGGCTTTTGGTGGTCGTGACGCGGAACTAAATTTTGTGGACTTCTCAGTTGGATATCAGAACACCGATACTGTTCGGTCGACAACCGTCCGACGCGATGGGCAGATTGTGATGCAGTCTGGGATGACGGCGATCCGCCGCACCTGAGCATGGCGCTCTCCCGCTCTGAGACCATGGCGCGGGTGCCATCCAAAAACACGACGCCAGAAATGCGGGTGCGTCGAGTTTTGCATGCGCGGGGTCTCCGCTACCGGCTGCATGCGCGCGACCTGCCTGGCAGGCCAGATCTAGTTTTCCGCAAGGCCAAGGTAGCGGTTTTCGTGCATGGTTGCTTTTGGCACTCCCACCCAGGCTGTAGCCGCGCAAGGATCCCGTCATCCCGTCAGGATTATTGGATCCCCAAGCTGGAGCGGAACGTCAAGCGGGACGCGCAAGTCCAGGTTGAACTTATCGATGCCGGGTGGACAGTGGTCGTCGTTTGGGAATGCGAGACGAAGTGCATAGACGATCTAGCGGATTGGATCCAACGTGCCGTTTCCGATCGATCAAGCGGCGGCAGTGACTGAAAATGGTCCGCGTTGCATCGATGCAACGCCTCGAACCTATGTTCTGTGAACCACTTTTTTTAATATAATGAAGGAGTTGAGTAAACCGCCCATGCGGGCGAGGTGGGAAAAGCAGCCACATTGCACACATGCAACATTGCGTTTCGCGGGGCCATAATCGTAATCGCAAGGGGGGGGCATCATCCACGCCCCGGTCCTTTTCCGCGAAAAATGGGATTTGATCGATGTACGCGACCGCATTATGTTTGCGATGCATGACAGGAGGCTGATATGCGTGAAGAAGACGTCCCAGGAGGCTGATGCGGCGCTGCTGTTCGGCGATTGCTGCATTTAGCCAAAATATGGCAGTTTTCTGCGGCTTTCCGAAGAAAATGACCAATGGTCACCAACAGAGCTTTTTACCACCACCGAATATTTATTTATTTGCCTGCTTGAGGGGGTTATTGACCTCAAGCCTCTGAGTAACCTATATTTTTCATGTCAGGCGGGAGGCATATACGTCCCGCCCCTGCGTAAGCTTGTAATAGGGCCTTTGAGGCTCGGGGCTCCACCGCCCGCATATCGTGCCGGTGTTCGACCGAGGCGCGCCAAACCGTACCGGCCATTAGGGCGCGGGAGTCGCTTGGAAACGCCAGTATATCGAACGGCGGAAGCAAAAAGTGGGGGCACCTTGGCGTCTCCCAACTGTCGCACGAGCAATGATGACGTCGCCCATTCCGGGGGTGTTTACTCGTGTCTTCTTCTCTCACAGCCGCTCTTGAGCGCGTCTCAACACATCGTGATGTAGTACCTTGCTATTTCGTAAGGTCGGCAAATGTCTTCATCGTCGGCGGGGTCGGCCGCACGAACGGCGGCGCAGTAATCGTCAACGGTGAGGGCGAAATCGTTCGCGCTTGTTCTTCAAAGCGCGCGGCTCTAGCTGTGATCGGCTGCAACTAAAAAGAAGCGGGCAGACCAGCTACCCGCTTCTTCGCGTCACATTTTGCACTGCTATTTTAGCCATTCGACGCGTTGTTGCAAGTGACTGTCTGCCTCGTTTGAGGTCAGAAACGTGATTTCAGAAATTTTCGCTCCAGGTGCGGGTTCGCTATCAGCGGCATCAGCCGCTGCCGGTCCACTTTCTCCCCTTACCATCAGGGCCGAAGGCCCCTTGGTAGATGGTAAGGACCACTGCTGCCAAACTGACAAAACGAATGAAAAGAGCTTCGCTGAAGCGCTGGGTTGGACTGACAGTTATGTTTCACCAGAGACCAGCAGGCAACGCCTTCGTCGGCGTCGTTCGGTTGCTGGGCGCGTGCTGAAAGGCTGCTCTCCGAAGGATGGCCAGGCCGAGGATCAGAAGCGCGGGCGCTGGTATCCTGTGTCCGCCTGCGGTTGCGTTCCCGCGACAGGCGGAATGACCCTTGATGCTCGTGTGTCTGGACGTGTCGATCGGATCGGTATCATGAGGTGCGGTAGCGTTTGGACCTGCCCCGAATGCGCCCAGCTGGTTGCGACCCATCGTGCTATTGAGATCAAGACCGTGATCGAGCGCGCACGTGAACGTGGCTGCCGCGTTGAGATGATCACCTTCACGCTGCCCCACGATCTGTCCTTACCAGCAGGGGAATCGATGCGTCGGTTGAAAGATGCACTGCGCCGCTTCTCGGCCGACGGATCGATGCGCCGGGTGCTCAACGAGCTCGCCTTCATCGGCAAGGTTACCTCGACAGAGGTCACATACGGCCATGTTTCCGGCTGGCACATTCATGCTCACGCCATTGTTGTTTTTGAGCAGCAGGATGATCGTGAAACGGATGCGAAGGAAGACTTCGCCCGCTCTGTCGAACTGAAGAAGGCGCTTTACCCAGGCTGGAAGCGTGCCGCACACGCCGTCGGCGCAGGAACCCCGCATTTCAAATATGGTTTCGACGTGCGCGCAGTTTGGAGTGCCAATGATTACATTGCCAAGCTGCCAGAGGCGGCGACTGCAAAATCTGAAGCGGGCAAGGGTCGCTGGGGTGCTGAAGCTGAACTCAGCAAAGCATACATGAAAGAAGGCCGCAAAACCTCCAGAACACCCTGGGAGATTCTGGACGGTGCAGATTGCAGCCAAGAAGATGCCCGGCTCTTTCGTGAATACGCGGCAGCCACCTGGGGCCGCTCGCAAATTGAATGGTCAAAAGGCGAGCGCGACCTGCGTAAGGTTTTCCTCGATGATTTGCCAGAAAAGGTCGACGAGCAGCTGGTTTATGAAGAGCCAGAATGGGTCTTCGACGATGAAGACGAAGAGATGCCGGATCTGGGAGATGAAAACCTTGTAATGGAGCGTATACAGATCGGCTCCTCCGATGCATGGCGGGCCCGCGTGTATGCCTTCGGATCTATCGACCGCGCCTGCGCACTATGGGAGTCTGGTGACTCACTCAGCCTCGCTGACGCGCTTGCAGGTGAGGGTTGGCACGTCGAGAAGGTGAGCGAGGGTGGTTACCGCCGCGAGTTGTTTGAGGTTGAGCCATCGATCTTCAAAGAACGGACCGTAGTTGAACCTGCTGAATTTGTTGCCACGTGGCCGCGTCGCGCGGGAGGTGTCGCATGACAGCGCCTTCCCGTTTTAAGCAGGCAGACGTAACCCGCGCACTAAAAGCAGCTGTGAGCGCAGGCATGCGGCCGAGTGGTTATAAGATCGACCGCGACGGGGCCATAGTCGTGCTCTTCTCGCACGGGGCTGTGCCCACCATTTCTGCTAATCCATGGGATGCGGAGTTGGCCCTGTGA